CATTGATGTGCCAAGATAAGAATGTATGGGAAGCTATGATGAACGCAGGTACACCTTGTCCTATTGATGGATTAATTGGTGAGAAAGCTAAAGCAAGATGGCTTGAAAAAAGAAAGGGAGAACTGAGAGGTACTAGTAAACCTAGTATGACTTGGAATGATTAGAGCAATACTATTGTCGTTAATGTTAACCAGTTGTGCTACACAAGGCACAGTTACATTAGGAGAGATGAAAGTATATGGTTCTAATGAGAATTGGATTTACGAGCCTATAAAAGAATGAGATATCTAATATTACTATTTCCTTTAACTTTGTTTGCTGATACTACTGGTAACTTATTACCTCAACAGTTTTTTAATAACAATCAAGGTCATGGTGGTTGGAACTGTAACGATCCCTCGCACAATCATGGCAACAGTATAGTTGCTGGTGTTCATGGAGATTTTATAGAGAACACAGTTACACTAGGAGATACACTCAATCAATCAGAAATAAATGGTGGTTGGACTTCAACGCTTGGTGCTGATATGTGGGGCTGGAACTCCTACGATCAAGAGATTAAAATGTCCCAAACTATAACTGGTGCAGATGGTACAGTTACTACACAAATAAGAGATGTAGCTATACCTGGTTGTAGTGGATATAACTGTGGAAGTTATTCAACTTATACAGATAGTTATACACAGGGTATAAATAGTCAGAATGATTATACAATTAAAGCTAGATTTGACTTTAGCGAATCATCTCAGTCTACCTCTCATAGAGCAGTAGATTTAAAGAACCCTACGTTAACAATAGAGTATAGTGTTTTAGATATAACTCAGATAAATAATTTAAAAACAGTTAATGAATCAGTGTATAATGCAGTAGAAGATATAGACTTATACGAGTATATACCTGAACAAGAATTTAGATTTGAAATTACAGAACAACCTATTATAGAAATGTCTATGGTAGAAGAATTTAACTTTGAGCCACAAGCTATTGAGGAATTAAATGCTGGGGTTGTTGATGTATTTCAGGAGATACCATATGACAATCAAACGACCTTCGAAGAAGTCGCAACAGAAATCAAAGTCGAAGAAGTCTTTGTTGAAAGACCAAGAGAAAGTTTTAACGAAACAGAAGAAATATTCCAAACCTCAGACTTTATCGGAGAGCCTGAAGGAGAACCCATTAAGGAGATTATCTCAGAGCCTAGCTCAAGCTTATCATCTAGGCCAAGAGAAAACGAAGAAAGTATTGCCGAAGAAATTACAACAGAAGCTCCAGTCAGAGAAGCTACTCCTGAAGCTGTGGAACAAACTGAAACTGTTAATACAACACCTGAAGAAGAAACTACAGTTGTTGCTGAAGAAGTAGATGAAGTTATCGGAGAAGGAGAAACAGGAGGAAGTGAATCTGGAGATGGAGGAACTGAAACTGTTGTTGCAAGAGAAGATGCCCTCGAAAGCAGAGATACAGAGGTGGAAGAAAGCAGGACTGAAGGAAGCCCTAGAGTCAATACTCAAACTATTACAGTAGAATCTATAGAAAAAAAGGTTAACGAAACCCTTAAACGAGTAGATCAAAGACTAATGGCTACATCATTAATAATTGCAAAAGCTATGGAAAGCAATATTTCGCTAGACAATTACGGACAAACCAACAATAATATATTTAATAATCAATTATTTATTGATGGAGGTAGTTATGATGAGCAAACACAATACATTGATTTGCGAAATATATATGCTGAGAATCAAACTGCATATAACGACCCTATGGCAAAAAGCCAAAAGATTCTTCAGGAATCTATAGATAACAGAATACGAGCAGAAGAACATCTAAGGAGGATTCGTGGATTTTAAAGATATAAAAACATGGGGAGTTTTACTCTCAATTACAATAGCTATCGGTGGTGGGTTTTCTAAGTTTGGAGAAATCTCAAATCGTTTAGCTGTCCTTGAAAAGAAATCAGCTCCTGATGTTAAACCTATTGTAGCAGACATAGCTATTAACAAAGCTGAGATAGCAGTATTAAATGCTAAAGTTAATGAGATGAAAGCTCGTAGCGATAATCCTTTATTACAATGATACAAGAAGCACTACTATTGGCATTGCTAATAGGAGTTGTTATTACTGTTAAACCTGAATTTTTTAATTGGTTTTTTTATAGAATAAAAACCAAATATTTGAAGCCTGAAGTTAGCATCTTTGAGCTTCTAACTATAGTGTTAATCGTTTTAATTTGTATAAAATTATTAACCTGGAGTTAGTTATGAGTATGAATATTCCTTTCACAAAACGTGAAATGAAAATCATAAAAGCTATCAAGTCTATTGATAATCAAGCGTTGTTTAGAATTAAGGGGAAACTCGAAACTAGACAAGACTACCTTTATGGTGGTATAACATGGGATAGTGAATATATTCCTATACCATGGGAACATGTGCTTGAGAAGATAGATGAAGAAAAAGAAGATAGACAATATTAACCACCCTAGTCATTATACTAAGGGAGTTGAAACAATCGAGTACATTCGTTCTTGGGATATGGATTATGTTCGTGGAAATATAATTAAATACGTTACTCGTTTTCCATATAAAGGTACTCCTGTCCAAGATTTAGAAAAAGCTAAATGGTATTTAGAATATCTTTTAAAAGAAACAAAGGAGAAAATAAATGCCAAGCAAGAATAGATCATCAATATCTAAAGCATTTGCACACGACATAATTAGAGCCTGGAATCTACCAGGAATGAAAAAACAAAAAGATGTTTTTACTTATCTAGGTAAATCTACAGACTCAGCTACTATGACTTTTTATAGACAACAAGCTGAAGAAATGACAGGTGTAGAACTTAAACCACACGATAACAAATATAATGGTCCAACAAGAACCCACAGAGAACATTTACCCCCTTTAACTAATCATATTAATATCAGTGATACTGTTCCTTACACAATGTTAGTATTTTCAGATGCTCATTTTGAAGGACATGAAACAGCATCTTATCAGGTAATGCTTAAAGTGTTACAAGACTTAGTTAAAACTAGGCAGCTTAAATGTGTAATCGCTAATGGAGATATTATGGATTTATCTATTCTATCTACTTTTGCTAAATATACTTTAGAGATAACGCCTAGAGAAAGAACTGTTCAACAAGAAATATTAGACAGTCAAGGTCAACTAAATAAAATTCAAAAAATTATTAATGGTGCTAAATATCCTATTAAACAAGTAGCTACTTTTGGTAATCATGAAACTAGATTATCTAAATTTGTATCTAACTGGGGAAGACAGTTTGAAGACTTTGAAGGATTTAAAATGCAAAACATATTTCCTGATTGGGATTGGGCTATGAGTCATTTAATAGATGATACTGTAATGATTAAACATAGAATGAGAGGTGGTATACATACTGCTTATCAAAACGCTATGAGGTCAGGACTAAACATAGTAACAGGACATACTCACCAATTAAACCAAAGAACATTCAATACTTATTCCACAACAACTATGGCAGTACAGACTGGTCATCTATCAGAAGACTATCACCCTTACTTAGAAGACAACGTAGCTAATGATTGGAATAATGGATTTGCTGTAATAACAGTAGATCCTGTAGAAAAAACTATACACCCTGAACTTGTGCAAGTTAATAACTTATTTAGAACAGCATACTTCAGAGGTAAGAAATATAAAGTCTAACATGAACACAAAAATTACACTTATACACTGGGAAGATGCTATTAGCCCTACTTCAGGGTGGACAGATATAAATGAAGTATCAACTGATTTAGCAGAATGTGTTTCCATTGGATTTGTAATAGAAGAAAACGATAAAACAATTACTATTGTATCTCATATTACAGGAGATGATGATGGTACTGATGTTGATGGTTCATTAGTTTTAGATAAAACATGGATTAAATGTAGAGAAGATTTAACAATACCTTATACCCCTGATTGTGATGTGTCAAAGCTAATTCAATCTTGGTTGGAGAAAAAAAATGCCTAAAAAAATAGATAAAGAAAAAGAACAATCATTTATAGACGCTTTTTGCGAGGGAGATACTGCTGGTAATGCTACTCAGTCTGCTATTAAAGCTGGGTGGTCTAAAGATAAAAGTCCAAGACAGCAAGGAGCTTATCTTAAAAAGAAATATACAAAAGAGATAAGAGAAAAGAATGAGGAGAGAATAACCTCAACTTCAGGCATGGCTATATCAGTATTACAGGATCTATTAAGATCAGAACAAGATGCTGTTAGATTAAATACAGCTAAGTTAATTCTTGAGCTTGGAAACTTCTCTAGTCAAACTATAAATCTAAATGTAGATAATACAAATCAGAAATCAGATGATGAATTAATTTCAGAATTAAACACATTAATGCAAACTATTCCTAATTTTGCACCAAAGATGAAAGGATATGCAGAAATGAAAGAAGAAACTGAAGTAGTCGATTCTAAGGAGCAAATTGATAGCGAGAAGCGTGTTGTAAACTAGTCATGACTGGTTGCCTATGGACAGGCATAAAAACGCCTTCTAGGGGTACGTATGGAAGCTAATTTCTTACCAATCGTACTTAGAATCGTGATATAAGCCTTTATCTGGTTTTTTCTGTAGCTTTCTAACCTTAACTTCTGATTCTTTAAAAGAAACTGTTTCTGGCAATCTTTCAGATTCAGCAATTACTTTCTCAATAGCATCTTTTTCATCTGTTGCCTGGGTGCAACCACTAAAAACCACTGTGCAACGATACGCATAATAATTCTTTTTCATAAAACACTATGCTCTAAAATTTCTTTTATTAAATTTGGTGGTATAGCCCCTCTTAGCATTGCATTTTTTATTCCCTGTGTTCCTGTCTTAGATCCTCTAGGTGCAGATTCATGGCAAGACATTCCATTCTTACAACTCTTGGCGACCATTTGCCAAGTAGAATTATTAGACCATATATCTGTAGGTTTCATATTTTTAAATCCATATTGACAATAAGTTACTGTAGTATGAGGATAAGGAATTAAGTCAAGTTTTCTTAACATGGCTCTAGGGTTTTCAATATAAAAGTATTTAGGGTTTATTTCTTCTATAATTTTTACAGTTTTCTTAACCATATCGATAGCCTTAACTGTATTTTCATTCTTAGGAACTCTATTAGGATTCCAATGAGTAGAAAAACTAGCTACGCTAAATTTCTGACAAGGTGGACTTGCCCAGATAATATCTGGTTTATAATCTCCTAGCATAGATACATTAAAATCCATGATATCCATAGTAAAATCAGCATTAAACTGATCTTCGTTATCTAATGTTTTAGTTTCATAACCAAACTCTTTAGCTACCTTGCTAAAACTTTTAGTTCCACAAAATAATTCTAATGTTTTCATGTATCACCTAACTCTTTTTTTCTTCTAGTAAACTCTAATCTAAGTTCTTTAACGAACTCTGGAGTATCTCTAGAGTAATCTTGAGCAAAGGTTTTACCCCAGTTATCTAAGTCAGACTTATTAGTAATAGTGTTTAATTCTTTAACAATCTTCTCAAAAGTTCTTTGTGCATACTCTTGTCTTTTCTTTTTAGCATAAATGTTTTGAGCCTTGATGTAGGGATCACCCTTTTCTACAAGAAATAGTTTTAAAGCATTGCTTGATCCCCAAGGGAAATTGCTACTGCTGTTATAATCATCTTCATCTGTATCGTGTTTTTCAAGAACTTTAATTTGTTCTTTAGTAAACATGCGTGTAATTCTATTCTCAGCCAAAAATTCTCTTTTAGTTTTTTTAAAAATACTCATGTATCCCCCAGTTTTTCTAATGCAGATTGCTCTACATCTATTAAATGATTCATTAATTCTTTATAATCTTTCTTAATCTTCATATACACTCCTTTTTTTAATCCCATAATAGCCGACCTTGAAAAGTCCGACCACACAAATATCCCATTATGACAATGTAGACACTTATCTACGCTATC